ATGTTTCTTCATCTACTGGCATATCGTTTTCCATGTCGTCTGGAATACCGTTCTTGTTACGATCGATACGCTTAGAGGCAGCGTGCATAGCTTTAGCTTTGCGATTGTACTTTTCAACTTTGTCTTTTACATTTTCTGGAACTTGACGCTCTGGCATTTGGATCATACCAGTGCCGCCGCATTCGTGACATGTTTCTTCATGTCCACCAAAGATTGTACCTTCTTTAATCTTTTCAGCTTGTGTAACTTTAAGAGCTTTAATTTTCTCTTTAGCTTCCATTAGCTTGTTCTTCAACGCAGCTTTTTGGCTTTCGCTGTAAACTTCGCTGTTTTCTAACTTAGCGCCGTATTCACTGAATTCCATTTCGTATTCTAGGTAGTGATATACGCTGGCAATATAGTCAGCGGCTTTAGTAATTTTAGCTTGTACCCAAGATTCTAGTTGGGCATCATCTTCCATTTTCTTGAACAACTTGTAGCTATAGTTTGCTAGCTTGTACAAGTCGGCTTTAGCCATAGCACCTTCGTGATCTACTTCGCCTGCTTGGGCACCGATTACTTGTTCTGGATTGTTTTCTGGGCCCATCTCTGGGTTCATTGCGTCTAATTCTGGCATGGTTTGTAACTCCGTTATCTTTATATATTTAGCGTCTTTTGATTGTTGCGCCTTCGTTAGCTGGCCCGCCAAACAAGCTAGAACCTTTAATATCAAGGCCGTTAACTGCGGTTCCGTCTTTAGATTTAGGCTGAACCACCTTAGGTTGCGGTGGAGCCTTAGTACCTGAGCCAGATCCTGGGCTACCTAAGTAACTCTTCTTACCACGAGCTTTACCTGGGCTATGGTGCGGATTAACTACTGTGCCTACGTTTGCCGCACTTGTTGCGCCAGCTGTTGCGTTTTCTGATACTGTTTCATTCTTAGGTGCCCACCACTTTCCTGGCCCAAATGCTTTGTCAGCACCGTTCTTTTGTAGAGCATAACTGCGGCCGCTAGTACTGTATTTTGCCTTAGCCCACTTGCCGCTTTTAGTCTTCTTAACACCGTAAATAGCAGCTTCGTTTTCTTTACCAGCCGGAACATCGTAGAAGTAGTAACCTAGCAATTTAGGCTTGTCTTCTTGGTGCTGATACGGCTCTTTGTCCCAGCCTTCATCATTAGCGCCACCGTCTAACTGATATGCCAGACTATCACGCTTGCCCATGCCGCTTACACTAGAACGATAGTCTCGATCGTATGCTGTTGGGCTTCCTGGGCGACGATAATGTCCTTCGGTAATAATGTCTGTAACTTTCATATTATTTTCCTGTTTGTTTCTCACCAGTCCAGTATGTCCTACTGAACCATAACTTAAACCACTCTGCGTCACCTGGGCGTATATTTTGTTCTTTCATTATACGACTCTTTTCCATCCCAGCTTGACCAAATGTTTCTCCATAACTTAGCTGACTTGCTTTATATTCGTGAAGCCTAGCTTCACCACCTAATCCACCTAGTCCTGCTAATGCTTTTAATTCGTGTATAGGATCATCAGGCGCAAGGTAGCAATCTTCATCACTACTTTGGTTTAAATCTTCTGAAGTAATCCTGTATTGTTTCATTTTAATGTAGCTCTCAACATCCAGCTGTGTTTCTTGTGCGCATCTTGTCTGTCCGCTAAGAAGTTGCTTAGACCGTGATCACCGTTAGCTTCCGCCATGTCAAACGTAATGCGGAAAATCTCAGCCATCTTTTCTGAGTCTTGTAACAATTCACTTAACATACCGTGGAAATCAAGAACTTCGTTTTCATCGTTAACTTTTGTAAGCATACTAAATCTTTCTAGACTTGCTGGAGTATACACTTGTAACGCACGTAACTGTTCAGCAAACACATCGATACTTCCATATACTTCAGTATATATTGTATCAAACAACGCATGTAGTTGTGGAAACAATGGACCTTCTACGTTCCAGTGAAAGTTTTGTGCTTTTAATGCGAACGCAAATTCACTAGCGAATGCTGTCTTAAGTGCTAATTGATATTTCTGATCTTCCATATTAAATTCCGTATTTGTTTTTCTTAGTCTTTGCCACAGGGCTAGTTATATTAGTTGATGAAAGCTCTTTGCTTTTCTTACCTGACCAGTTCTGTGGAGTTCCTGCTCCAACTGCTTTAGCAGCTGATTTAATAATATCCATTTCTTCATCAGTGTACGTTGTAAGTAATGGATCACCACCGATAAAGTTATCTTTAGGTCCGGGATAGTCTGGAGCTCCTGCCATTGCTATACCCATTCTATAATTCATATAGGCACCACCGCTACCTGTACTCATATTTAATGATGGAAATGTCATAGCGTTCTTCATAGAGCCTTTTTCAGACTTAGAAATCTTTTTCATCTTACCTTCGCCTAACGCTACTTCCATTTCTTGGAGTTGCTCTGCTAGTTCGTTAGCTGGTGCTGACTGCTTACCTTTAACAGTTTTTTCTGGGTATTTGTTTAGGTAGTGCGCCACTACATCGAACACTGGCATTTCTTGCCCTTCAAATTCTATAACAGTTTCTGGTCTAATACCAGCATCTTGATAGAACGCATGTTGATTTCCGGAACGTACTGCTGCTCTTAAATCTGTAGCGCGAGCTAATCGTTGAGTCTTAATCCATTCAATTTGATGGAATTTATAACCGCCGTGCTTTTGCCCCATTTGTCCGTTGTACTTCTCAAGACCTTGATATAACCATTCTTCATCAGTGTATACTTTCAAGTGAACATTTTCACCATACTGCTCGTATACATTTGACGCCATGGAAAACAAATCTTGTTCTGGAATTACGTGACCTGCTACCTTAGGCCATACTGCTGCCATTAGTTGTAATTTAGTATCGTATGGCAGTGGATCCTTAGGACCTTCTGTACTCTTATTTGTACCAACATACCATATGTCGTTTGAAGCAGCTGCCTTCCATACTTCTCTATGACCTTTGTGTGGAGGATTCCAACGACCGTAACAGATACCAATAGTCTTTAAACTATTGTCGAACTCTTCTCCGCCTTCTGGAACTGGTTCGTATATATTTTCAAATAGTTGTCTTAATTTCATGCTGTTAACGCTCCTGGCGCCCATGTCGTTGGTACAATTTTAATAGGTCCGTATTTGTGATGCCCTTGCGGGTAGCGAACATGGCCTTCACCGTGCGAGTCCCAAATTTCTTTCTTAGGCTGCTGTTTAATAGCAGCATCTACTGTATCCTTCATGTTTCTGATTCCTTTAATAAGGAATAACATAGCATCTAAACTTCCTGGATGCTGTTGAATCATGTCGATAATATGTTGTTGTTTCTTCTGGCTAACACCTTTTTGTGTCATCCAGTTTACAAATGTGTGTCCGCTAATGCTAGAAAAATCTTGCTTACCAGAAGCGTGTAAGTTGCTCATCTGATTAAAGAAAGGATAAAAGATACCATTCTTATCTGGATCAGGCAAGCTACTTAAAAAGTTATCAATAGCAGCCCCGTGTTCAGTAGCGTACTCAATCATTTCGTCAACTGGTGTTGTATCTATTTCGGGAGCGCTATCTGTATAGATAGGACCTTGAACTATCAAGCCCGGAGTTTGATTAAACATATCAAAATCGTCTAATGGTTTTTGTTCTCTGTCACCGGCACCGAATGTATCAAATGTAGCATGTCCCACAACCATTACTTTTGCTTGAGCAATACGTTGTCCTAACTCGCTAGCCGCATCGACATGGTATGCTGTATTTGATTTAGGATTAGGAGCAAATGTCCATACGCCTTTAGGATATTCTTCAGTTGCTGGATCTAGTCGTTTGTTTAAACTAGGATCAACACCATACAAGCTATCAGCATAAACAAATCCCACAAAGTCTTGTGGAGTAGCTGCATCGAACAAAGGATATAAGTTACTAAAGTTTGTAGCAAACTGCTCTCTTGCTTTTTGTTGCTCTGGAGTCTTTGGGTTACCGCTTTGGTTGGCAATAAAATCGTAAACTGATTCTGGATTAGTAGACTTAACACCACGAGACCATTGATTGTGTCCTGCTAAGATTAAAGGACCGCCTGCTTCTTCTCTACCCCAATACACTTGAGGATTGCCGTCCCACTTGCGACGGATTGATGTTTTACCTGGCTTCTCTTGGGCAATTTCTTTAAAGTGGTTAAGTGCTTCTAGTGTACCGTTAAGACCTTTAAAGAATACTAAATGTTCTGGATGATTAAATGCTCGTCCGTATTTTTCCATGCTGTCATCAGCCGGAGCTTCTTTTGCCTCTCGATAAAACAATTCTCTTAGTAACACATTTAGTCCTTGTACTTACCGTCGTTATGATGTTTTTTAAATTCGTCATGTAATTTTTCACATACTGCTTTACATGTTTTATTATCTAAACTATCGGGTAGCTCGCGGATCGGATATTCTTTTAGATAGTTTTTATAGCTTTCTAACGCCGCAGTCTTAAACATAGCTGGGTCGGTTTTCTTTTTATGCTTAGTATAGTCTAAACATTTAGCAATTGACGGGTAAACGTGACGACGGTATGTATCATCATCGTCGTGCATGAAGAACGCTAAATCTTCTACTAAATCAAAGTCAATCTCGTTACCCTTCTGGGTCTTCTTGACAAACTCTATATCTTTAAAATTTTTACCTTCTAACAGTTCTGTAATGCGCATTTTTAAGCCCGTTTTATCTATATATTTTAGTCGCAGTAATACAACTGCGGATATTGTATTTATCGCAAACGGGTTTATATGATTATGCTTTGATTATGCGCTCTATCTTGTTTATAGAGCCGCCCAAGTGCATTTTAGCCATGAGCAAGTTGTTATCACCGCTTATATAGAAGTAAGTGCCGCCCCAACTGCGATCTTTACATAGATCCCGTCTACAACTGTTTGTTAGTTTTAGCTTAGGGTTATTATCTGCCCAACTAACAAATGCGTCATTGTTATGTGTAGTCTTACCGAGTGTTACTCTAAATTCATAAGGTATCTTTGGTAAAATAATAGTACCTTCTGCTAACGAGTGGGCTGACGGTGGTACACTAATGTATTTTACATTGTCTTTATCGATGTTAGCTAACGAGTCTATTTCAGATCTACTATTAGTGTATATTGTTATAAACGGTGATTCAACCCTTATTTCAATGTTAGCTAACTTCTTTAAATTCTTTTGTAACAACAAGGCATACGCCAAGTCTTCGTGGGACTTAATACCGTAGCGCCTCTTGACATTTTGGGATATAACATCAATTTTGCTAAGTTCTGCTAGCGTATTATCCATGTCACCACTTCTAAAATACGCCGCCCCGGCACATCTCAATACAATCTTGTACTGATATATGCCGCGGAACAGACTTTTAGTTGTCTTGGTTAACATTGTCTAACATGTTGTCAGTAGTCAACAACGGTGTCTTAGCTACCTTTGGTTTAGCAACTAATACAATCTTATCGTCAACAACTGTAATAGTCAACCAACCACCTGCTTTCAAGTCACCGAACAACATCATACGAGCAAGGTCACGTTTAATTTCCTTGTCAATAACACGTTGTAGCGGACGAGCACCCATCTTGCTATCAAAGCCCTTGTCAATGAGCCAGTTAATAGCTTCTTTGTCAACTTTAATACGGATAGCTTTCTCTTTAACTTGGTTCTTAAGTTCATCGATGAACTTGTTAACAACTTTAACCATTGTGTCCTTACCTAACTTATTAAAGGTAATGATGCCATCTAAACGGTTACGGAACTCTGGCGTAAAGAACTTCTTCAAGTCAGCATCGGTATAGTCCTTAGACTGTGAGCCAAAGCCGATTTGATTCTTTTCTGCTGACTGTGCGCCTGCGTTAGTTGTTAAAATAAGGATAATGTTACGGCAATCAGCTTTCTTACCATTTGAACCTGTAACAAAACCGTTATCCATCATTTGTAGCAATACTGTGCTAACATCTGGATGTGACTTTTCAACTTCGTCAAACAACAGAACAGCATTAGGGTTCTCTTGAATCTGTGTAATCAACAAGCCAGCGTTTTCTTCAAAGCCAACATAACCTGGAGGGCTACCAATTAACTTAGAAATACTATGCTTCTCTTGATACTCTGACATATCAAAGCGCAACAACTTAGTACCTAAGTGTTTAGCAAGTGATTTAGCAGTTTCAGTCTTACCACAGCCTGTTGGGCCCATGAATACAAAGCTACCAATTGGCTTGTTCTCTGGCTTCAATCCTGCTTGAGCAACAATGATCTTATCAACAACTTCTTGTAGAGCAGTATCCTGTCCGTATACTTCTTCTTCAAGTTTAGTTTGAAGCATTGCGATACTAGTGCTTTCAGTTTCGCTAACAACTTCTTCCGGCATCTGTACTACTTTAGCAAGTTCGTGTTGAATCTCACGTTCAGTAACAACTCGCTCGTCTGCTAGTTTCAAATTAAAGCGTGAACAAGCTAAGTCGATCAAGTCAATGGCCTTGTCTGGCAACTTCTTGTCTGCTTGATACTTAACTGACAGCTTGATAGCTGCCTGTAGAGCGTCGTCTTTAATCTTAACTTTATGGAAGTCTTCGTAATACTTCTTAATGCCTTTTAGGATTTGAAGTGTAACTTCTACAGTTGGCTCGTCAACTGTAATGCGTTGGAATCGACGCATCAACGCACGATCCTTTTCAAAGTGCTTACGATATTCTTCCCATGTAGTAGATGCAATAAGTT